GATTGCAAGAAAAGGGTTATTTAGGTTTATCTCAGTTTGGCATTGATGCCCTTGAATTGCAATTAAAATATGGTAAACAAGAATTAACTAGAGAACAAATTTTGGCAAAAATACAAAAAGATATTTTGGCTAGAGAAAAAGCAACGACAAAAGAAAAACGCGCTCAGGAAGCCTTAGATAAAAAGAAGGCTGAACTTTCCGCAATGTTTGATTTGGAGAAGATTAATTTGCAAGTATCTTTATCCCGTAAATTAACTGCGGAAGATGAATTGCGTGTAAAGATATTGCAAAAATTAACAGATGGTACAACTGCGGCAGTGAATGAAGCCCAACGATATGCGGATATATTAAAAGTTATTGATGACGGTAAAATCTCAGATGCTGAAATTGCGACATTGGCTAAAACATGGGGTATCACAACTACTGAGGTAGTTCTTTACATAAGCAAATTAATGACCGCTAATGATGAATTGCGTAAGATGATTGGATTAGCAAGTCAAGTAAATGTTGGCACACCTAGCGTTGCAGCAACCAGCACTGATAAATATGATGTAATTAAAAAAAGCCTAGAAAAAGAATTTGTTTCAAGGGGCATTGAAAAAGGCGCGGCGTCAGGTTTGGCGGCTTCATCTGTCAGATTACAAGCCCAGGCCGATGCTTATATGGCTGCTAATCCTGGTATGTTTGATCCACTTACTGGCCTACGCCGCGTGCCATTAGCAGAGGGTGGAATTGTTACAAGACCAACAAATGCATTGATTGGTGAAGCCGGTGCAGAGGCCGTTATTCCATTAGATAGAATGGGTTCATTTGGCACCACCGTCAATGTTAATGTGGCTGGATCAGTTATATCAGAAGGTGAATTGCAATCTGTAATTCAGGATGCTTTGTACAATTTAAACAGAGCAGGCGCGGTAACTCAATTAACAAATTTAGGTAGATAATGCCAGCCGCTAAATTTAGGGCGGAGATTGACTTCTCCGGCGGTGCTTCCTTTGACCCCGCTTTAGTGCTTGATGATCCGGCTACCCCATTAGATATTGCAGTGTTGGGTACTGCCGCCGCAGATACAGTAGATATAACAAATTATGTTACGCAGTGTTATATCAGGCGTGCCTTCAATAGATCATCAGATTCTTTTACCGGCGGCACGGCGCGTATAATTTTTGTTGATGAAACAGGTCAGTTTAACCCAGCCAACACCGGATCAAGTTTATACGGCAAAATTAAACCAATGCGTAAGATTCGCTTTACGGCAGAATATTTAGGCGTTACATATAACTTAGGTTCTTTTTATATACAAGAATGGAATTACCAAAGCCCTACCGGGTTTGATCCAGCGTATGTAACTTTAGGTTGTGTAGATGGATTTCAGTTATTAAACCTTACAACTATTACATCAGTTAGCGGTGGCATGGCTGGACAAACCACTGCACAAAGAATTACAAGTTTGTTAGATGCTGGAGAATGGCCAGGCGGTATGCGTGACATATCAACTACCGCAACCACCACAGTGCAGGCAGATGATGGATCATCAAGATCATTATTGGCCGCCTGTCAGGTTGTAGAGAGTACAGACCTGGGCGCGTTCTATATGGATGAGCGCGGGTATGCAAAATTTTTATCCCGCAATGACATCATAGTTGCAGAAGGCGGCTCATTGACTTTGTTCAGTGATGTGCCAGGATCAGGTGATGTAACTTACCAGGCTGTGCAATTTGATATTTCTGATTATCAAATGATTAACAAAGTCACCGTAACAAGAACGGGCGGTATTGCCCAAACTGCCAGCGATACAGCCAGCATTGATGATTACTTTCAACACAGCCGTGTTAGAGGTGGCATTATGCAAACTGATGCAGATGCTTTGAATCAGGCTCAAATGATTATTGCTTCACGAAAAGAACAAGGCGTTAACATTCAATTAAACTCTTTAACAATAGATGCTTTTGGTGAGGATGATCCAAATCGGGTTATTGCCGCTTTAAATTTAGACATTTTCAGCCCTATCCAAGTAACCCAAACCTTGCCGGCGGGTAATGTGGTTACAGATTCCGTCATAGCCGGTTTGACTTATCAGATAACACCAAAAACATTTCAAGTTACTTTCACTTGCGCCCAACCTTTTGCCGTAGGATTTTTGCTATCATCGGATGTGGATGGCCGGCTTGATGAAGATTCTTTGGCCTATTAAGGAGTATATGTAAATGGCAACTTTTTCGGTTGGTCAGGTATTAACGGCGGCTCAAATGAACAGCATAGCCAATCTATCGGTTCGGGCAGTGACCGCAACATCAGACACATTAGTTCTTGCTGATGCAGATAACAAACTTATTACTTATTCAAACACAGGCACTACAACTATCACAATTCCACCATTTGATTCAGTTGCTATCACTACCGGGTCAGTTATTAATGTAATAAAAATTGGTTCAGGTGGCACGGTATCTATTATTCAAGGTTCAGGTGTTACATTGGCTTCAACCGGTACAGTATCAACTAATCCTACAATTACAAAAACTTTTGGTGCTGTATCTTGTATTAAAGTAAGTACAGATTCATGGTATGTGGTTGGCAGAGTGGCCGAATAATAAATGAATATTTTAGGAATTTTAACGCAACCATCTGCGCCACCAGCACCAACAACACTTGATGTTGATTTATTAGTTATTGCAGGTGGCGGCGGCGGAGCATATTATTATGGATCGGGTGGGGGCGCAGGTGGACTATTAGAACAGACCGCTAGAAGCGTAACAAAAGGAACAAGTTATTCAGTAAGTATTGGTGGCGGCGGCGCTAAATCTCCTGATACTTCATCAGCAAATAACACTGCTTCCTCTGGTACTAATTCTGTTTTTGACACATCAACTGCACTTGGCGGTGGCGGTGGTAATGGTGGAGAAAATCAAAATAACAGCAATACTACATCAGGTGGATCATCAGGTGGTAAACAAGGTGGAAGTCAATCATCGGCAACGCAAGGTAATTCAGGTGGAGCAACTGGTTATGGAAATACTGGATCGGTCAATGGCGTTGGTGGAGCGGGTGGTGGAGCAGGAGCCTCGGCTGGGACTGTTGGATTAAACGGCGGCGCAGGTAGAGCGAATTCAATTACTGGAACTTCAATAACTTATGCAGGTGGCGGCGGAAGTCAAGGTGGAACAAATGGCCTAGGCGGGGGATCAACTGCAAATCGCGGCGGCGGCGGTAAAGGTGATTTAGAAAATGGCGGATCGGGCGTAGTAATTCTTAGATATTTAACTGCTGATGGCACAATAACTATTGGTGCTGGTTTAACAGGTTCAACTGCAACAGATGGTTTATACAAAGTTACAACTATTACTTTAGGCACAGGAAATGTGAGTTGGGCATAATGGCACATTACGCATTTTTAGACGAAAATAACAAAGTCACAGAGGTCATTGCAGGAATTGATGAAACTGAAACTATTGAAGGATCAGACCCTGAAACTTGGTATGCAAACTTTAAAGGTCAAACCTGTAAACGCACCTCATATAATGGCAACATTAGAGGTAATTATGCTGGTATAGGTTATACATATTTACCAGTAGAAGATATTTTTATTCATCCTAAATGTTGTAATCAAGCAATGTTAAACATTGAAAATGCTAAATGGGATTGTTTAGATCATAACAAAAAACCTAATTATGGCAACTATTAGAGAACTGACTAGCCCAAATGGTTGGCCGGCTAGTGAGGATCGCAAGGCATTAAGCATTGAATCTTTTAATGTGCCAGGTACAAAAATAAAGTTTGCTTGTTGTAAAGCCGTTGCGCCATTGCTTGTTAATTTTGCTAAAGAATTTCATGAATTAGTTGAACCTATTGATCAAGGCCAGTTAGATGATTGGGGTTATGCGTTCCGCATGACCAGGGGATCAGATCGGGTTCTAAGCAATCATTCATCCGGTACAGCCATAGACTTAAATGCAATTAAGCATCCTTTAGGCAAGTCAAATACATTTAATAAGGATCAGCGTAATACAATTAACCTATTGATAACTAAATACGGATTGGGCTGGGGCGGTAATTACAAAAAGCGTAAAGATGAAATGCATTTTGAAATAGCATTAACTAGGCATGAAGTTCAACAAAAAATAAAACAGTTAGGATTGAAATGAAATTAGATAAAAAGAAAAAAGAAATTATCAAGTCATATTTAAGAAGCGTTGCAGTTGCAACTGTTACAACAGCATTAGCCTTAGTTGCAGATGTTCGGCCTGAGTTAGCAATTTTAGCAGGTGCCGTAATCGCACCTTTAATTCGCTATTTAGACCCTAAAAATGATCAATTTGGCGTAAATAGTTAATGAGCGCTAATGATTGGGCGGCTTTAGCAGTATCTACAATTACCATAGTAGGTGCATTGGTAGCAACTGTTAGATGGCTAGTTAAGCATTATCTAAGTGAGTTAAAGCCTGATAATAATGGCCGTCATAATTTAGAAGGCAGGGTTGCGCGTATAGAG